ATCTACTGCCCACCAAATCAAACCATTCTTGTAGTGCCATGTAACTGAAGAAGGAGTGCAAGACATCTTTAGTCGAGTCATCTTTCTTTCTTTAACTGCATAATCAATCCATGCATCCCAACACTTCGATGCATAACCTTTACCTTCATGTCCTTCAAGTGTAACAATCTCGTAGAGATTACTGTAACCATCTCGATTAAATGTAGCAAAGATTAAACAAACAACATCACCATTAACTTCAAGCGCAAGTGGTGGTGCTTTGTCATAGTTATGAAAGCGATACCATAATGAATGTGCAGCCGATAAGAATTTTGTATTCTTACCAGCTGGGCTAGTTTTAATTAACTCTTCAACTCTCGTTGAATTAACAAAGTTCATATTGTAAGTCCACCGCATCCTCAATAACTTCTTTTTCAATTGTCATTGCAAGTTGGTCATCAAATGTAATGTAATGGTTCATCAAAGTGTTAATAGGAAATCCTGGAACTTCTGCTCGTTTTGGTACATCAGCAGTAGAAGTAATTATACACCCATTTGATATAGAAGTCAAGTATAATGGACGCTTACCATTGCGATAGAATCTAATTCGTTTATCAGTATACAACTCAATTACTGCAAGACTAGAATGTTTCCAATGTTGTAATGGAGAATAGTCTTCCAAGGATCGAAGCAACAACTCAGTATCGTTCTTACCCTCGCAGGTATAACCATGCAGCAATTCCCAGTCTTCATAAAGTTCTTGAGTAATAACTCCATTATGAACCACAGAAACATTTTCATTGGCAATTGGTTGATTAAATTCTAAATCACTGGTACTGTAACGACAGTGACCAATTAGATAAAGACTACCATCTTCATTGACATAACTTGGAAAGTTAAATGGAAACTCATCGGCAGGAACTGGTCGCTTCTCAGTGATAATCTTTCCATGTTTAACATAGGAGATTCCAGTGGCATGCATTCCTCGAATCTTGGACTCAAGGAACACACGATGAAGCATTAAGAAATCCTCGGCACGAGGTTCTTTAATAATTGCGCCAATGACTGAACACATTAAAAGAATCCTTCAAGTGAATTTGCCTCTTGCGCATCTGGATGATACTTCATTAAAGTTTCACGACCAAGTTTGCTCTCAAGATATTCATACCACTCTTGAGAATCCCACATTGAAGGACTCACACCATTCCAAAGATGTCGTTGTGAACCATCTTCATACTTTTGGTCTGGGTGTTCTTTGTTAAGTCTTCGTTGCTCAACAAATTCATAACGACAATCTTCATACTCTTTAGATCCCAACTCAGCCATCTTCTCACGGAAGTAACATACCAATGATACACGCTCTGCTGTTGCATCGTTTAATACGATTGGTGTATTACCATGGATAACATCATGATTATTAATGAGTAACAAATCTCCAGGTCTTACATTTACGGCAACACGATATTCTGGAGCAATCAAATAACCACCAGAGTAGTTACCATTGTTGGAAAGAACCAAGAGATTACTCAAACCAGTTTTCAAATCACCAGCATCTCTATGTGCAGCAGTGCGGAATGTTTTGTTCACAGTGATAGTAGTGAACGGAGTTTCAGGAACTAAGAAAGCAGAATCTAGTTTCTTTGCTGCTTCCATCTGATTGTTATATCGCCATGGTAGTAAATCTTTAAAACCTACAGCAAGTTGCTGGAGGAATGGATATGCCATGGCAAACTTCTCTGGATTTCTCGCAGTATAAGATGTTGCACGACCATAAGGAATGCGAGGATAACGATCAAACCATCCAGCAATACCAGACATAACACCATTGGCATAGGTAGTTGCACAAACATATGCTTTCTCGATTCGTCTTGCTTCTGAAATCATTTCAGTTGCATCTAACTTACGAACTCTTTCTACCCACTCATTGAAAACGAATCCATCTTTCTTAACTGCTTGAATACCCCAAACATTATTTCGTGTAGATGGTTTATCAGTCTTACCTTCATGCTTGGCTTTGATGATATCAATTGGATCTCCATCCAATGATGCTTTCGGATCCAAGAAGTATTCAATGATGTCTGATTCATATTCAGTAACCCATTCACGATTACCTAATTTCTCATTTCGTGGACCAGCTGCAGCACCACGATTCTGAGTTTCAGTTGCAGCTTCACGAAGACCAGCATACGCTGCATCCTGTTGTTCTTTACTGAAGTAGTTCTTACGGAACTTCAAAACAATTCGTCTTTCATCTGCACCGATGTCGCAAGAAGAACACTCTTGTTCACACTCAGCTCGAGTTGCTAGATCGCAGTTGGCTGGCATGTAAACATCACAGTCTTCTTCAAGTAGATGATCATAGTGACTCTCATCCACAAACTGTCCAATAAGATGCTCACAATTGATTTTATTATCTGCTACAATTACTTTTACCATAACTTTCTCCTAAAACTTAAATCCGTCAAAAGATTTTTCTGCTTTTTGTCTGCGACCAAAATTACTTTTATCAAACATGGGTTCATCGTCATCACTCTTTCCAGAGTCACTCAGCGTTTGTGCCGATGCCTCTACATCATAGAGTTTCATCTTCGCTCGATCAACTCCAATAACAAATCTCTTATAGAATCCTGGATCGTTATAGCGATTCTTCAACTGTTTAACAATAATCTGATTCAATCCTTCCAACTCCTCATTGCTGACCAAAGCAAACATAAAGTCAGCTGTCGCTGGCAATCCAAAAGATTCAGAGGTATCTTCAAGTCCTGGATCCGAGTTTGTGAATCCAGAACGAGTTGTTTGAGTGGCTGAGACAATGGGAACATTATACTCAACTGCCAATCCTCTTAGTTCTTCTGCAATGCTCTTAATATATGTATAAGAGTTAATACTTCCACCTTGCTTCATTCTTTGACTCGCACAAATATTGAGGTAGTCAATGAAGATAATATCAGGTTTAAATTCTCGTTTCAACTTTAGTTCTTCCAGCAGTGCACGGAAATGACCAGAGTGAGCACCAGCAGTTGGGTATTCTTTGACAATTAGTTTACCTTTAGTCTTAGCTGTAATCTTAGCAATACGACTTTCGTAGATATCCCTGTCAATAACTTTTAGTTCATCCATGGTTAGGTTAAGAAGATTCGCATCAATTCTTTCAGCGATTCGTTCTTCTGCCATTTCCATAGTTATGTATAATACATTTTTTCCTTGGGTTAGACAACCAGCACCCACATGGCACATAAACAAAGACTTACCAACACCAGTGCCAGCAAGACAAATGTTAAGCGTTTTCTTTGATAGTCCACCCTTAGTGATTTTATTGAACATGTCAAGGTCGAATGCAACCTTCTCTTCCACCCTATGATAAAAATCATACCTCTCGTTGTGGTCATCAAGATAGTCATGCCCAATATGATTATCAAATGAAACGGCAAGAGCATCAGAAAGAATAGATGGTATAGCATCTTTCGTTTGGTGCTTATCGTTTCCGTCAATGATTCTGATTGCCGAGAGAACTCCATTATAAACTGCCCTATCTTTACAAAACTTTTCAGTATGTTCTAACATCCAGTCTTCATTGACTGGTTCCTGACTCAATGTGCCGATAAAGTCGCCAAGTTCAGACAACTCTTTATCGTTGAGATCTTTCCTATTACTAATTTCAATCTGTAGGATTTCTTTGGATGCTGGCTTGTTATACTTCGTAAAGAAAGAAACAATCTCGTCTGCCAAGATTACTTCTTTGCGCTCTGCAAAATATTCTTTCTTGATAAATGGAATTACTTTACGACAATACTTCTCATCAAATATCAGATTGCTCAGAATCTTTTGTTCTATTCGCATCAATTTCTGTTCCGCCTGTATATGTTAAATTATTTTCTTCCACACCTTGATGCAGCAATTCTTGTAGTATATCACCTATGTATGCTTCAAAAGGTTTGAAGTCTGTCATACCTTTATCAGCATTCTCAAGTATCTCATACTCAAACTTTAAATGCAAGGAGTCATTCTTTTCATCTGGATCGAATGACACCTTTCCATATGTATAGATTATACCCTCAAACGCACCTTCAGTCAACTTAATTGCTTGAAGTCCACTGTGTTTGTGTTCAAGAACTTGGTATCTAAAATTACTCATCGAACTCTAACTCTTCCAATGCTTTGTCTAAGTCATCTTCTTGCATCATCTGCCCACCTTGACCGATTGAATACTTACTCTTTACAAAATCATAGAATGATTTGCTTGTAAGAATTGATAACCAGAAGTCTTTGTTATCAGTTTCTTTGATACGATATTTCTTGGCTTCTACTTCACCAGTCTCTGGATCGCACTTGGAATACCATCCGTTACTTGGTTTGACCACATGCGTGGATTCAAGAGCAAGGTCAAGTAGACCAGACCACTTACTGAGCCCACCATCAAAAGATACAGAAACAGGAATTTTAGATTTCTCTTTAACATAACGACTCTTCTCTACATTGATAATAAAATTGTAACCTACAATCTCAGTGCCTTCTTTTTCTTGCTGACGACCAAGAATGTATACATTATCTGCTGAATACATTGCACCAGTACCACCACCAACGATTGCTTTCGGGAACATTCCGATCTCCATATATGTATGGTTCACTACAACGAGTGGAATATCTTTCAAGTTCAAGTGTGGAGTTACCATACGGAACAATGACTTCATCTGTTTTGCTCTTGACATATCTGCAACAGACTTACCTTCCATGGCATCTTCAACTTCTTTCTTAGAAGCCAGATTACCAATGGAGTCAATGACAATAATCAAATGATCACCACGATCTACATTGGACAACTGTTGCATAATATCGAACTTCAATTGTTCAACATCAGTGAGTGGAGTATGAACAACTCGCTTGGTATCAATACCGAATGTATCGAAGTAAGACTGCGGAG